CACGTCACCGTCGACTTCGCGAACCTCCCCAAGGGCGCCCGCGTGACGCAGGACCCGCGCAGCACGGCGCCGCTCGACCTGAGCATGGGCTACTCGATGGTGACGCCCTAGCCATGCCCGCCTGGCTCCAGAAGCTCGGCACCGTCCAATTCCAGGACGGCCGCACCGCGATCGGCGCCAAGTTCCGCGGCGTGCCGTTCTACCTCGAGACCGCGGAACGCTCCGGTGGCCGGCGCGCGGTCCGCCACGACTACCCGATGCGTGACGAGCCATTCTTCGAGGACATGGGCCGCGTCGCGCGCTCCTTCCCGGTAGAGGGCTACGTACTCGGCGACGCCTACTTGGCGCAGCGAGACAGCCTCATCGCCGCGCTCGAGGAGGCCGGACCGGGCGTCCTCTACCACCCGTACTACGGCACGCTCTCCGTCATCTGCGTGGACTTTCGCGTGCGCGAGTCGAGCGCCGACGGCGGCATGGCGCGCTTCGGGGTAACGTTCGAAGAGACCGCGACCCTCCCGGCATATCCGTCCTCCACGCCCGCGCCGGCCGCCCTGGTCGCGACAAGCGGCGACGCCCTCATCGCCGCGATCCGCGCCAGGCTCGCCTCCCGGTATAAGACGGCGAGCCTGCCGAGCTCCGCGCTCGCGAGCCTCTCCAACGTCGTGAAGTCCGCAGCGACGGCCCTCTCCGGCGCCCTCACGCCCTTCGTGCGCGGGACCCAGGAGCTCGCCGCGCTCAAGCACGATCTCGATCACCTGGTGCTCGACGCCGACGGCCTGGTGCGCCTGCCGTTCAAGGTGGTGGGCGGCTTCCACGATGTGCTCGTGTCGCTCGGGTCCCCGCCGCTCACGCCGAGTCTCGGCCTCACGGCGCTCCTCACGGCGTATGGGTTCGTCCCTTCGAGCTCCCGGCCGCCTCTGACGACCGCGACGAGGCGCCAGGAGCGGGAGAACTACGATAGCCTGCTCTGGGCGCTGCGGACCCTCGTGCTCGTCCAGGCCGCACAGCTCGCCCCGGCGGCGGACTACGACAGCTACGACGCCGCCGTTTCGACCCGCGACAGCATCGTGCAGCGGCTCGAGGACCAGGCCGAGACCGCGGATGACGACGCCTATGCCGCGATCGCCCAGCTGCGCGCGGATCTCGTGAGGGCAGTCCCGGGAGAGGCGACCGATCTGCCCCATCTGTTGCGCCACCGGCCGGCGTACACGGTGCCCTCCCTCGTGCTCGCGCACCGGCTCTATGGCAACCTCGCGCGGGAAGCGGACCTCGTCGCGCGGAACAGGGTAGCGCGCCCCGGCTTCGTCCTGGGCGGCATGGATCTCGAGGTCCTCTCCAGTGCCTGATCTCCGCCTGAGCGTCGGTGGCCGCGACTACGGCGGCTGGAAGACGGTACGTGTCACCCGCGGGATCGAGTCCGTCGCCGGCAGCTTCGAGCTCGGCGTCTCGGACCGATGGGCGGGGCAGGATCCGCCTACGCCCTGGCCGATTGCGGAAGAGGACGAGTGCGCGCTCACCATCGACGGCGTGCCCGTGATCACTGGCTATGTCGATCGCCGGAGCCTCTCTTATGGCCCCGAGGAGCACACGCTCTCCGTCGGCGGGCGCGACCGGACGGGCAACCTGGTGGACTGCAGCGCCGTGCTTACCGAATGGGAGTTCCAGGGCATCTCGCTCTTGACGCTGGCGCAGCGCCTGGCGAAGCCCTTCGGCGTGAAGGTGACGCTGCAGGCGGGGCTCACGCTCCCGAGACTGGGGACGAAGTTGACCGTGGATCCGGGCGACACGGCATTCGATGCGCTCGAGCGGGCCTGCCGGATGGCCGGTGTGCTGCCCGTGTCGGACGGGGCGGGAGGACTCCTGCTCACCCGCGCCGGATCGAGGCGCGCCACGACCGCGCTCGTCGAGGGGGCGAACATCCTCGCCGCGTCTGGGGAGTTCGACGGGGCCGGTCGCTTCCGAAAGTACATCGTCCGGGGTCAGCGCCCGGGGACGAGCGAGGATTTCGGGCTCGGCGCGACGTCGGTCACCGGCACGGCCAGCGACCAGAACGTGCGGCGTTCCGAGCGCGTCCTCATCGTCCGGGCCGAACAGAGCATCACGCCCGAGCTCGCGCGGAAGCGGGCGGAGTGGGAGGCCACGATCCGCGCCGGCCGGGCGGACGCGGTCTCGGTCACCGTTCAGGGGTGGACCCAGGGCGATGGCTCGCTCTGGCCAGTGAATGCGCTCGTCCCGATAGAGAGCCCATACCTCGGTGTGAAGGGCGAGATGCTCATCACGCAGGCCGTCCACAGCCTCGACGATCGCAGCGGGACGAAGACAGACCTCTCGCTCAAGCGGCCGGATGCGTTCGTGCCGGCACCGGTCGTTCCGGTGACGGGGGCGTGGAAGGTGTTCGCGAAAGGCGTTCCGCCCCTCCTCGCCCGCCCGGTGGGCCAATGATCGACGCGGTGACGAGGCTCCTCGCGCCCCTGCGCAACCGGATCGCCAACATGGTAGCGAGGGCGGTGGTGCAGCTCGTCGCCGACGGGGGGTCGCTGCAGGCCCTGCAGCTCGTCGTCGGGGCGGACGAGACGCGGGACGGGTGCGAGCGGTTTCAGGAGTACGGTTTCACGTCGGTGCCTCTCGCCGGCGCCGAAGCGGTGGTGCTGTTCGTCGGCGGCCGGCGGGATCACGGCCTGGTCGTGGCGGTGGACGATCGCCGGCACCGAATGGCGGGTCTGGAGGCGGGCGAGGTCGCGCTCTACACGGACGAGGGCGACCACGTGCTTTTGTCGCGGGGCAGGGTGGTCACGATCACGGCCGGGACCAAGATCGTGCTCGATGCGCCGGATGTTGAGTGGGCCCATCCGGCGACAGATGCTGCCCTGAAAGGCACGGCCTACGTCTCGGCGCTGGGCACGTTCCTGGGCGCGCTCAGCACCTACGCAGGGGCGATCAAGGCGATCGCCGATCCCAGCAACGCTGCGACGCCAACGCTCACCGGAGCGATCACCGCGTTCGGCACGGCGGCGGCGGCGGCCCTCTCCGCCAAGGTCAAGGTGGGGTAGCCGATGAGCGACCTCGCCCTCCGCTGGGATGCCACCGCTTTCGCCGCTGACCTGGCGATCGAGGCCAACGACCTCGCGCGCGACGAAGGCCTCGAGACCGCGGTCCTCCTCTCCCTCTTCACCGACCGCCGCGCCGAGCCGGGGGATCCGCTGCCCGACGGGGAGAGTGATCGCCGTGGCTGGTGGGCTGATGCTGTTCCGGTCGTGGAAGGGGACAGGATCGGGAGCAGGCTCTGGCTCCTGTCGAGGGAGAAGGAGACCAAGGCCACGCTCTCACGCGCCGAGGAGTACGCGCGCGAGGCGCTGCAGTGGCTCGTTGACGACCTGGTGGCCGAGCGCGTCGAGGTGACGGCGGAGGTCCCGCGCGCCGGGATGCTCGGGCTCGAGGTCGTGATCTACCGGCCGCAGGCGGATCCGGTGCGGTACCGGTTCAACCATGTCTGGGAGGGCGACTTCGACGGGCTCGCCCCCGGGCTAGCCCTGAGCATCGCGCGCGTGCCGGCGGTGCCGACGATCCTCGGGATCGCGGGGACGGTCATCTTCGGCACGGCCGATCGGGGCTCGAAGGTGACGGTGCTGCTAGATGGCGTGGTCTTGGGGATCGTGCCCATCGCCGCGGTCGGCTCCTGGTCCGTGGCCGTGGCGGGGATCGCAGCTGGGGTAGCCGTCACTGCCAGAGCCTCGAACGCGAGGGGAACCTCGACACTCTCCTTGCCCTTCTATGTGCCGACTGCAGCATTTCCCATGACGCTGCCCATGACGCTGCCGGTCGTTCTCTGAGGTAGGACCAATGGCCTTCACAGATCCGATACCAGCACGGACGAACGACCCGCGTCTGAGTGTGCCACCGGAGTCTTCAACGCGCTGGAGCGCCGACGAGGTCAACGCCTTCCGCAACCTGATCCTCGAGTTGCAGAATGGCGTCACTGCCGCGCTCTCCACTGCGCAGATCTACCCCGATACGACGGCGGGACTTGCCGGCGTTGTTGAGGGCGGGTACTTCAATGTGCCGTCAGCGGTTGCGGGTGAAGGACTCATCACCTACCGCAAAACAGACAGCGTAGCCGTCGAACAGCTCCGTTCCCCGTCGGCGGCGGGGCTGGCGAAGATCGCCGCGCCTGTGAAATCGCAAGCGACGAATGGGCATCTGCCCGGCGGAGCAGGGTCGCCGGACGGGTCCTCCGTGGGTGGTGGGACCACCATCTCCACCCTGGTGCACGCGTATCTGAATAGTCTCGGCTGCTGGTACGCGTACACGGAGACGAACACCGCGGCGACACAGGAATCCTATTTCCGCTGGAATGCACCCCGAACATTCACGCAAGGGGCATGGGTCGCGGTCTCCTGGTTCGTGACTGCGGATAATTGGGACTGGCTCACGGCGGGACGCGTGCGTGCATCACTGTACGGATCCGTAAGCGGGAGCCAAATTCTTGACATAAAAGCCTCCTATTCCGTCGTGGACGCCACCACTCGGCGTTTCTACGGCGTGGCGCAACTCGGCTCCACGTTCGCTGCCCAGAACCTCCGGGACATCTACTGCGACACAACAGCCTGGTCCGGGCGCACGGCGGCGGTTCGCGCGACAGGGTACGCGGTCGCGGTGAGCGAACAGCAGATCGGGATGGTGGACGGCTGGGATTTCGATCTAGCAAAGCCCGCGCGGGTCGCGCCAGCGCCCAAGTCAATGGTGGCGAACGGCAACCTCCCTGATGGTGTCGCTCCCACAGGATCCTTCGCCGGGGGAGGTGCATCCATTCAGGCGTGTACCAACGCCTATTTGAACGGCATCGGGTGTTACTTCGCGTATACGGCCGCGAATCTCGCAGCGACGCAGGACATGTACTGCCGCGCCGGCCCGACGCCCGCCAGAGACTACAGGCAGGGCGCCTGGGTCGCCGTGTCTTGGCTGGTCAACGCGGATGACTGGGATTGGCTGGCCGCAGGTCGGGTGCGTGCTATCCTTTACGCGAAAGTGAGCGGTATCCAGTACGTGGACATCAAGGGCTCGTACGTTCAAATTGATGCCACCACGCGGCGGTTCTACGGAGGTGCCCAGCTCGGCCCGACGTTCCTCACGAATGCACTAGACTATGTCCTCCTCGAGACGACTGGGTGGGCTGGGCGTACCGCGGTAGTGCGCGCGACCGGATACGTCTTCGCATTAAGCGATCAGCAGATCGGGCCAGTGGAATGGGCAGATTTCGATCCGTACAAGGTGGCGAACCACGAGGGGCGCATCGGCGCGCTGGAGGGTGTCTCGCTCCCGTCATGCAAGACGATGGCGGTGAACGGCAACCTCCCGAGCGGCGCCACGTCCACGGGCTCGTGGGTGGCGGGCGGCGCCTCAATCCAGGCCCTCGTAGACTCCTTCCTGAACCCGCTGGGCGTGAGCTACGCGTACGTCGAGTCAAGCCTAGCCGCGGTGGAGCAGGTCTACTACCAGTTCCGGCCGGTGACCGGGCGCGTCTGGAAAAACGGGGCGTACCTCTCCTATTCGTTCATCGTCATCGCCGACAGTTGGGCCTGGCTCGATGACGCTGCTGGCCGAATCAGAGTCCTCATCTACCCGCTGGGCGGCGGAGGCCAGGGACAGCAGCATGCGCCCACGACGTACGAGGCCATCAGCGCGTCGATGCGCCGCTACAACGGGACGGTGCAGTTGGCCATGAACCCGTATGGCACCGACCTCGACTTTGTATGGCAATCGATCGTTGTGCCCGCCGGGCGCACCACTATCGTGAAGGCTACGGCCTTCGCCTACGCGCTGGGCGATACGGACCCCGGGCCCCTCGACTGGAAAGACTGGGATCCGTGGCAGGTCAATAGCCACGCCTCGCGCATTAATGCGCTAGAGCTCGTCGTCCCGACCCCTGCGCAGATGGCGGACCCGCTGCTGCTCATCCCGAGCTCGTACCACCTTGTCCAAGGGCGGCCTCTCACGCTCTACAAGCACGGGCTCTCCGAGACCCGCGAGCGCAACCCCTATGAGATCGAGTTCGTGGGCGCGAACGCTGGCGGCGATCAGGCTTTCATCGAATACGTGCAGAGACAGATCAACTTGGACGGTGCCAGACTGTCGGGAAACGGAGCCGTGTACGGGCGCATCGGGGACGACGAAGACACGATCTTCAAACGCCCCCTAACATTCTACTCTTCGCCGGCCGCAAAAACCGGCAGTCCCAAGATTCTGACGATCGGCGACTCCCTCACCTACCGCGGAACGCTGTCTAGGATGGCGGCCAAGCTCACCGCCGCAGGCGTGACGCCGACGTATATAGGCACGGTACAGGATGTTGGGGGCGTGCTTGGCGAGGGCCGGCCAAGCTGGGAATTCTCCGACTACACGCGACGCCATCTCGTCGTCAATTCCGATGGGACAGCGCCATCGTATCCCGTTGATGCTGCCGGCGGTGATGGCATCGTGACTACCGTCGCGCAGTATCTCGCGCTGTCTGAATCGCTCGGCACAAGCTACGCCGCGCGCTGGCAGTATAACCCGTTCATCCGTCCCAGCGTAGGCGGCGATCCCGCCGACTTCAGCAAGAACGGCTATATCTTCGACATGCGGTTCTATCTGGACCGCTTCTCGCTCGCCGATCCCGACATTGTGCTCGTCGCGCTCGGCACGAACGACACGGCGAGTAATCCAGGTCACTCCGGGGACGCGACCGGCACGCCGCTCGTGAACATCACGGAAGGCCTCAACATCATGTACACGCAGATCCGGGCGGCGCTGCCAGACGCGCACGTTGGAATTGTCCTCAACGGTTTTCCTGGCCGCGCCCTATGGGGAAAGTTCCTGCCGGCGCTGAAATATATCCTTCAGACGTACGGCGGACGGGAGGCAGAGAACATCTGGCTACTGCCGGTGTACTCGGCACAGGACACGAAAACCCTATACGGCATCACCGTCAGCGCGACAGATGATCTTGGCACGCAGAAGGGCGCGCTGCTGGACTGGGTCCACACCGATGCCATTGGCATGGCGCAATGGGCGGAGATGACTTTCGCGTTCGTAATGAACCGACTCTGAATGCCCCTCTCTTTCCCCGCCATCGAGTCCGCCCTGGTCGCCTTCGTCGAGACCGCCTGCGGCCTCAACAACTGCAAGCGTCGGCTGAGGAGATAAGATGGCCTTCGTCCGACCGACACTCAGCGAGCTCGTGGAGCGCATCCAGCAGGACTTCCTCTCCCGCCTCACCCTCACGGCCCCCATCCTCCGCCGCGCCCTCGTCTACGTCTTCTCTCGCGTGCTCGCTGGCGCAGCCCACATGCTACACGGGCATCTCGAGTTCCTCTCGAAGCAGATCTTCCCCGACCAGTCCGAAGACGAGTTCCTCCTACGCCAGGCCGCGCTCTTCGGCCTCTCGCGCAAGGCGGCTCAATTCGCCTCGGGCGACGTCATCTTCACCGGGACCGACGGCGCTCTCGTCCCGGTCGAGACCATGCTCCTGCGCGCCGACGGGACCGAGTACCAGACGGGCGCGGATGCGACGATTGCCCTGGGGACGGCGAGCGCTCCGGTGGTGGCCTCGCTGGCGGGCGAGGATCAGAACTGCGACGCCGGGACAGCGCTCTCCTTCGAGTCGCCGATAGCCGGGGTGACCGCAACCGCGACCGTGGCCGCTAGCGGGATCGTGAACGGCTCCGATGAGGAGGATCTCGAGGACCTCCGGACGCGTCTCCTCGAGCGCCTGCGGTCGCCTCCTCACGGCGGCGCGGCCACGGACTACGTCGCATGGGCGAAGGAGGTCCCAGGGGTCACCCGGTGCTGGGTGTTCCCCCTCGAGCTCGGGGCAGGCACGGTGGTGGTCCGCTTCGCGCGCGATGATGATGCCTCCCTCATCCCGGACGCAGGCGAGGTCACGGTGGTGCAGGAGTACCTGGACGAGCGGCGGCCGGTCACCGCGGTGGTGACGGTACAGGCTCCGGTGGCGGTGGTGCTCGACCTCACGATCAGCATCACGCCGGACACCTCCACGATCCGCGCGGC